AGCAAGACTTACACAACAATCACAATTAAACAAGGCAGTAGCAATATCTTTACCAAGAATGTCTTTTGAAATGACATCTTTAACATATGATGGAACTAGAAAGACAGGAATGACATCAACATTCAAAGCAGTTGATACAGCATCTTCAACTATGAGAAAAGTTTTTATGCCCGTCCCTTATGATGTTGGGTTTGAGTTAAACATATATTGTAAGTTAAATGATGATGCATTACAGATTGTAGAACAAATATTACCATTTTTTCAACCATCTCTCAATGTAACTATTGATTTAGTTAAATCTATTGGAGAAAAAAGAGATATTCCTATAGTTTTAAACGGTGTTTCTTTTGTAGATGATTATGAAGGAGATTTTTCCACTAGAAGAGCATTAATTTACACTTTAAACTTTACTGCTAAGACATATCTATTCGGTAAAATTGCTGATAATGCAGAAGGTCTTATCAAGAAAGTTCAAGTCGATACTTATACTCAGACCAATCCTGTAACTGCAAAGAGAGAAATGAGGTATACTGTTACTCCTAAAGCAACAACTGATTTGAATGCTGATAATGTTATAGATGCAGTTGATGATGCATTACTTGGTCCTGGAGATGATTTTGGATTCTCTGAAGGATTAGAGTTTTTTCAGGATGGAAAGTAAATGAAAGACCAATTTGAAGATTTAAATAAAGCTCTTAATACTGCATCTGATATAGTTAAGGCAGAACCTGAACAGATGAAAATTGTAAAAAGTCTAAAATCTGAAGATAAAGATATTCAAAAAGATTATGAATATACTAGAGGTAACTTATATTCTCTGATTGAAAAGGGGCAAGAAGCAATCAATGGTATCATGGAAGTAGCAGAGGAGGGTGCTAGTGCTAGAGCATATGAAGTTGCAGGTCAATTGATCAAAAGTGTAGCAGATACCACTGATAAATTGCTTGATTTACAGAAAAAAATCAAAGATATTGAAGAAGATTCTCCTAAAACTACTACAAATAACGTAACAAATAATGCCTTATATGTGGGTTCAACTTCCGATCTTTCTAAGTTACTAAAGCAAGGAATGATAAATAATAATGCATCAGACGCTTAAACTTACATATGAAATCTTGTAAGGACGGATATTACTACTGTAATACCGATGAAAAATGTAAGCCAATTCCAGAGGGTAGCATGGTACAACCTGATGGATTGTTAGTCAAAAAAGATGTCTCCGAAGAAAAGGAGAAGAAGGATCACGAAGTTTCAATGGCACATAAACAGTTAAACAAAACTGAAAGAAACATCGCCAAACTTAAAAAAGCATTAGGCAAGAAGGAAAAAGATATACCTGCATGGGTTCAAGGAAAAATAACAACATCAACTGATAAATTGGATTCCGCATCCAGTTATATGCAAGATTCTGTTTCAATAGAAGATGCAAATGGTGAACATTACGCAGAATTTATAGATGTTGTGTCTCCTGAACCTTTGAAACCTTCAAAGGGTATAGGTAGCGATCTTCTTGCGAGTGAGAAACTTCAGTTATCGCATTACGACTGGAGAGAAAAACTTGGACAAGAAAACACAATCTGGCAAAGATGGACAGGACCCGAAAGTGAAGAATCTTGAAAAAAGGATTCAAAACTTGGAGAAAATGGTAGATCTTGCACAACAAACCTTAGAACATGATAAAAAATCTAGCGGTTTACTTCCGAAGAGTAAACCTGTAAGAGATCTTCCTTATGAAATGACATAGGAGAAACTATGAGTGATAATGTATATTTGGGTAATCCAAATCTGAAAAAAGCAAATACTCCTATAAACTTTACTGAGGAACAAATAGTTGAGTTTATAAAGTGTAGAGAAGATCCCGTATATTTTGCGGTCAATTATATAAAGATAGTAACTCTTGATCATGGATTACAACCCTTTAAATTGTATCCATTTCAGCAGAAGTTACTAGAAAATTTTCACGACAATAGATTTAATATCTGTAAAATGCCTCGGCAGACAGGTAAATCTACTACTTGTGTATCATATTTACTTCATTATGCAGTATTCAACGATAATGTTAATGTTGCAATATTAGCAAACAAAGCATCAACTGCCAGAGATTTATTAGGCAGACTGCAACTTGCTTATGAAAATTTACCTACTTGGATGCAACAGGGTATTATATCTTGGAACAAAGGTTCATTAGAATTAGAGAACGGATCTAAAATATCAGCAAACTCTACATCATCATCTGCTGTTCGTGGTGGATCTTACAACGTTATATTCTTAGACGAATTTGCATTCATACCGAATCATATTGCAGATGATTTCTTTGCATCTGTATATCCTACTATTACATCTGGACAAAGCACAAAGGTTATTATAGTTTCTACCCCTAAAGGTATGAATCATTTTTACCGTATGTGGCATGATGCGGAAAAAGGTAAAAGTGATTATATTCCGACAGAAGTTCATTGGTCTGAAGTTCCAGGTAGAGATGATGCATGGAAAGAGCAAACAATAGCAAATACTTCAGAACAACAATTTAAAATTGAATTTGAATGTGAATTTCTAGGATCAGTAGGTACTCTTATAAGACCTGATAAGTTAAAAAGTCTTGTTTATTATGATCCTATAAAGAGACATAATGGTTTAGACATATATGAACACCCAAAAGAAGAGTCTAATTATCTCATAACTGTGGATGTTGCCCGTGGAATTGGTAACGATTACTCGGCATTTATCATTTATGACATAACTAAATTCCCTTATAAGATAGTTGGTAAGTATAGAAATAATGAAATTAAACCAATGTTATACCCCAATATCATAAGTGATGTGGGTAAAGCATACAATGGTGCGTTCTTATTGGTAGAAGTTAATGATATTGGAGATCAAGTAGCAAGTATTCTTCATTTTGATTTAGAATATGATAATCTTCTTATGTGTTCTATGAGAGGAAGAAATGGACAAGTGGTTGGAGCAGGTTTTTCTGGTAAAAAATCTCAACTTGGTGTAAGAATGTCTCAGGCAGTTAAAAAATTAGGGTGTTCAAACCTAAAAACACTAATTGAAGATGATAAACTATTAGTATCTGATTACGAAATCATATCAGAATTAACTACTTTTATTCAAAGAAACAACTCATTCATGGCAGAAGAGGGTTGTAATGATGATCTAGCAATGTGTATGGTTATATTTTCTTGGTTAGTTGCTCAAGATTATTTCAAGGAAATGACTGATAATGATGTAAGAAAGAGAATATATGAAGAGCAAAAGAATCAGATAGAACAAGATATGGCACCTTTTGGATTCATTAATGATGGATTAGATGATATGTCTCCAATTGTAGATGGTGGAGATGTATGGACTAAAGAAAATCCGATGCAAACTAAAGAATGGAACGCAGATGAGTATGGAGATAACTCATTTATGTGGGATTATATGTAATGTTTAAGAAATTAAAGAAAGCATATGTTAATTTTACAGTTGCATTTGCAGTGCCTTTAATTGTATTCAGTAATGTTTCTGGTGTTTATACTGGATGGAGAGAAAGACAGTATGAAATGTTTGATAAAAGAGAATTATGTGCAAAGTTGGTAAAAGAAGGTGCAGTTAGTAAACAGTTTTGTGATGAAGAAATAAAATATGAGACTGGACCTCAAGCAGAATTTGATTATAGAGTTACACCAATATTCAAGCAGATTGATTTAGCTGGGTTGTACATAAATCAATACTATACGATGGTTTGGGATTGGATTTGGATTAGAATGGTAAATTTTGAAAGATGGTTAAAGACTATTTGCTGGAACTGTTAATTCTTTTTCTTTAAAGGTGGCAAACCTTTCTTTGCACGATATTCATTTGCTTTTATTTCTGCACGAGTAGGCATATCGACTTTCTTACCTGTCTTTTTTTGTATTGTTTTCCAAATCTTTGTAAGTATTGGTTTAACTATTCTCAATATAATAGGTGTTGCTGTAGCACCTGCTGTTGCGATAACTGCGATTGCGAGTGCATTTGTTGCTTGATTTGTAGAAGGAATAAATTTTTCGACTGCAGTGGTTGATTCATATAAGGTAGTACAGATTTTACCATCTTCACTCA